AAATAATACGGATGTTCCAACCTCTGGTACAGTTGCACTGTCAGATTTCTACGGCGCAGTTAATGAACTTGGTGTGACCGCTTCTGCGGCATCGAGTGCTAATTTACAAACTCTATTTAACAATGCCTCTGCGAATAGTTGGACCTCTGCGATTCCTAAAAGGTATACTATAAACGGTGGAACTAATATGGGGATTCTAACAGTTCCAGCTAGTATGGGTGGAACTTTAATTATAGATATTGCATCTGGTGCAACTGTTAGAGGTACTGGGGGTGTTGCAAACACTTCTCCAGGTGCTGGCGGTTCAGGAAACAGTGGGGTAGGAGCGGCGGGTGGCGCGGGTGGTGCTGCTGGTCATGCTATTTCAGTAGCCTCTACTGGGGTGACAGTTAATGTTGTTGGTTCTCTTCAAGGTGGTGGCGGCGGCGGCGGTGCTGGCGGCGGTGGCGGCGGTGGCGGGCAAGGACGAACAACATACTCATCTGGAAGCACTTGTTTTATGAATGGTTACTGTCCAGGAGCTTGTAACGCAGGGTGTGGCGGTTTTCTGGGTGGCTGTGGTCCAGACGAGGATAGCTATTATCTTACAAATTGTTACAAATATACCTATCACACTGGTGGTGCTGGTGGTGCTGGCGGAAACAGTGGTAAGGGACAAGGATACGTTAGTGCGGCAGGATCAGGTGCTTCAGGATCAGGCGGTAGCTCTGCTTCAAATGCGGGAACAGGTGGTGCTGGTGGTGCGGGCGGAAATGGTGGTGCGTATGGCGCGGCAGGGTCTGCGGGAACAAATGGTTCTACAGGAGCAAACTCTTACGGAAATGGTGGTGCTGGTGGTGCTGGTGGTGCGGCGGGCGCGGCAGGAAGAGCGGTATTTTTTAATGGTATCTCAGCATATACTATTATAGGTACGAGTTCTGGTACGATAGCAGGTGCATACACATAATGCAGGTAGAAGAAGAAAAAAAAGTAACTGTAAACTACAACCTTTACCCCCATGAACGTTATGCTATATGTAAAGAATGTAAATGGTTTAGAAGTTCTACGAAACAATGCAAGAAATGCTATTGTGTTATGCCTATAAAAGTTTTGTGGAAAGACGCACACTGTCCTATAAAAAAATGGTAAGGAAAAAAAATGAAATATACAATTAGAGAAATCAATAATGGAGTTGCTACTGTTGACTTTGAAGATGGTGCGTGGGCAGAAGTTCCAATGGATTCTAACGATACACCAGACACTTTTAGCTCTAAAGTTGAAGCGTATGCTACTAAAACATATAAGGCTCCTTCATGGGCTATGCCAGAGGCAACTGTAGAGGGAGAGACTATTGAGAGGGAAGTGGATCAAACAAGCGAAGGTGGTTCGTGGGACGGAAGTAGTAGTATAGTCATCAATACAGATGGCACTGGGTTTGCAGGAGATACCGCTGCTCCAATAGACGCTTTGCCTTGGATGGTAAATAGGTTAGAGGCGTATGGACCCGTCAGTAGTCAGATAGAGTTTATCGTAGAAAACGGTTTAGACGCTTGGATAGAAGAAGTTAAGCAAATAAAGGCTGACAATCCAAAGGAGTAATTGTGTCCAGTTCAGTTTTATTCCCTACTGTGGTAGTAGATGATTTCTTTACTGATCCTGACGATATTGTTAAGTTTGGTCATTCGTTAGAGCTAAGAGATTATGCTATGGGGTATCCTGGCAGGCGCACCCATAGCTTAAATAAAACGCACCCTTCTTTTGCAAAAGCACTAATGAAAAAAATATTCAGTGTTTATTTTAGCGATCCTTCTAAAATATCTTGTGAAAAGGCTGATATTCTTTTTCAACTAATCCCTAAGTTTTCGGAAAACAAAGAGGACTTTCGTAACACTGGATGGGTGCATCAAGACGGAACTACTATTAAGAACAAACTGGCAGGGGTTATATACTTGACACCAAATTCTCAGTTGGAAACAGGGACGAGTATTGTTAACGTAAAAAAGGGGTGTGAGTCTTATTTGACGGGGTATAGCAACTTGGACTCAACCCAATTACCTATGTCGTCGTGGAACGTTGAGCATAAGGGCCAGAAGGACGAATCATTAAAGCATTACCGCGAAAAAGTAGCCAAGGATAAAGAAAAATGGAATGGTTATTTTGAACCCGTTACTGTTGTAGGAAATATTTACAACAGAATTATATTGTTTGACGGCAACGAGTTTCATTGTGGAAATAAATACTACCATGAAGACGAAGGAGAAAGGTTTGTTATAGTATTTTTTTTCAACCATGTTAAAGGAGACATTCTTCCACGGAGGCGGATATATAAAGACAATTTAACGGAGTTGATTAATGCGAGCACGATCGGTTCAGTTTCCTAATACTGTAATGGACAACTTTTTCCAAGACCCTGACGCGGTTACATCTTTTGGTAAAACCTTAGATTTTACTCAACCGGGATCCTATCCAGGGTTGCGTACAAAAAACTTAATGAACACTCACCCTGTGATTAGTGAGGAAATTGTAAGAAAAATATTTAATGTGTATTTCAGTGATGTTAGTGCCATATCTTGTGAAAGTGTTAAAATATATTTTCAAAACATTCCTAAATTTTCGGAAGATCCTAAGAGTGTAAGGAATAAAGGTTGGATACATACGGATATGGGAAGAACAACAAATTCTTCTGCTCATAATAATAAGTTAGCTGGGGTTATTTATTTAACCCCCAATGCAAGACTAGAGTCAGGAACAAATATTTGTAGGTTTAAAAAAGGAATTAATGTAAATTTACTGGACCATTGGCACCAATCGGCATTTATACCTCTTTCCGAGCGAGACGTTTCAAACAAAACCAATAACCCAAAAGATCTAGAAAAAGGATCTGCTTATAAAAAAGAATGGAATAATTGGTTTGACCACGTTACTATGGTAAGTAACATATATAATCGGATTATATTATTCGACGGAAATGAGTTTCATTGTGGGAATAATTTTTACCATGAGGACGAAGGAGAAAGATTAGTTATAGTGTTCTTTCTTCAGAACGTAAAAGGTGGTATCCTGCCGAAAAGAAGAATAGATAAGGATAATTTGACGGAGATAATCAATGCCACTAACAACATTACGATATAAGCCTGGTGTCAATCGAGATGTAACCTCTTATACAAATGAGGGTGGCTGGGTAGACAGCGATAAGGTGCGCTTCAGACTAGGCTTTCCTGAGAAGATAGGGGGTTGGGTGAAGAATACTTTGAACACCTATCTGGGATCAGCTAGAAGTTTGTTTCCTTGGACAGCATTAGACAGCACTAAGTTTTTAGGCGTTGGAACCAACATAAAATTTTATGTGGTGGAAGGAGATGCTTTTAATGACATTACTCCAATCAGGAGTACCACTACTGGAACAGCAACCTTTTCCGTGGGAGATGGCTTTACTGTAGCTACCGTAACAGACAGCACACATGGAGTTAACCCTGGAGATTTTGTTACATTTAGTAACGCCGCCTCTCTAGGAGGCAATGTTACGGCTGCGGTACTTAATCAAGAGTTCGAAGTACAAACTGTTCCAACTACCAGCACCTATACTATAAATATATCAGCTACGGGCAACTCCAGTGACTCAGGCAATGGCGGCGGAAGCACCGTTGCTGCATATCAAATAGATTGCGGACTAGATACTCAAGTTGGAGGCTCTGGTTGGGGATCTAGCACCTGGGGTCGTAGTACTTGGGGATCGTCTTTCGGCCTAGGAGTTGCTACTGAGTTAGCTCTTTGGAACCAAGACAATTTTGGAGAAGATCTGTTGATTAATCTAAGAGACGGAGCGATATACTATTGGGACAGAAGTGGTGGAGTAGCTGCTAGAGCAGTAAACTTGGTTGATGTAGCTGGAGCTAATAATGCTCCTACCATTGCAAAACAAGTAATGGTTTCGGACAACTCAAGGCATGTAATAGCGTTTGGCACCAATACTATTGGAACTTCGGTCCAAGATCCTTTGCTCATACGGTTTTCTAGCTCAGAGTCTTTAACAGACTGGTCTCCGGTACCAACCAATTCGGCGGGAGATCTAAGAATAGGTAGCGGATCAACTTTTGTTACAGCGATAGAAACGAAACGAGAGATCGTAATCTTCACTGATAGTACGTTGCATTCCATGCAGTTCTTGGGCGCACCGTTCTCCTTTGGTATTCAACCTTTGTCCACAGGCATAACAATCATGGGACCTAACGCCGCCGTTGCAGTTGAGGACGCTGTATTCTGGATGGGGCAAGATTCTTTTTATCTCTACGAAGGTGGAACGAAACAGCTCCCTTGTATGGTCAAGGAGAAAGTATTCTTTGATTTTGACTATACTCAAAAGGATAAAGTGTTCGCAGCTCATAACGCAGAGTTTTCAGAAGTAACCTGGTTTTATTGTTCTGACACTAACTCTGTCGCTAATGGCGGCAATGGTCAGAATAATCTTTACGTTACTTATAACTATTCGGAGGCAGTTTGGTATTATGGTACGTTAGATAGAACCGCGTTCATAGACAGAGGTATTTTCCAATATCCTATCGGGGCGCAAGATGGGTATCTATACAACCATGAAGTTGGATATGATGCTGATGGTTCTGCAATGACTTCTTCCATTGAGGCTAGTCCCATAGATGTGGGAGAGGGGGATCGGCTTGTTTTTATCAATAGAATCATTCCTGATATAACTTTTCAAGGATCTACTGGAGGCACTCCGAGTGTCGATATGACACTAAGTATGCAAGACTACCCTGGTAGTCCATATGGACAGGCAGAGGCGGAGACTGTTACTTCTTCAGCTATATCCACGACCACTGTGCCTTTCGAACAATTTACAACCAAGACCGACATCCGGTTAAGGGGTAGAGCTTTTGCTTTTAAGGTGGACTCAACCGAACTAGGAGTTAGATGGAGGCTAGGAACTCCACGGATCCAACTGCGCCAAGATGGTAGAAGGTAATGGCAACAAACGTAACTCCTTTCCCTCGACTTCCCACACCAGTTGGGCAAATAGACGTAAGATACATGACGGATTTAATTCGAGCATTAGAATATTTTCTAGCTCAAATGCAGAACCCAGGTGGTCTAAGAGCAACAGTCCTAACTCTTACAAATCTTCAGTCTGATAATGACGTTGGTTTAGAGACTGGAGCGTTGTACGAGGTGAATGGATTTGTTAAAATAACTTTAGCAAATGTCTCTGCGTGTGCAGGATCGGTTGGAACAGGGGCAATAGGAACAGTAACAGTTGCTGTTTCATAATAAAACAGTTATGGTACGATAAATAAGAAAGGCATTCGCACATGGGACTTGGTGGCATAGTAGCAGCAATAAGTGGATTAGCATCTATAGCAGGCGCATTTTCAGGTGGAGCGGCGGCTGCGGCTGGTGGCGGTGGTCTTGGTAGCATCATCCAAGGAGCAATAGGCGGAGGATTTTCTGCATCTCCTTTTGGACAAGCTGCGAATGCTCTCGGTCTAGGTGGCGGCGGCGGTGGATTTATGGGCAACACTCAAAGTCCTAGGTCAACAGGTCCGTCACAGTTTATGAACTCTTCTTATTCTGGTAAGGGCAACCCTATGTCATCAATAGGACAGGGGATCAAAGGAGCTGCAGGATTTTTAGACAGCAATCCTTTAATCACATCTATGGCTCTACAACTTTTGCAAAAAGACCAACAGTCTACACCAGACAGTGTTAGAAACCAATTGATGTACGGGCATAACCCAGATATTGTTGGACGAATGGCTCCAGATATAAAGAGACGAATGGCACAAGGTGGAATAGTTCAAGCGTATAACATGGG